TCGAGCGAATGGAAATCGCCGTCGACGTACAGCCGCAAAGTTACGGTTTTTTGATCGCGAAATTTTGGGCTGTCTAGGATCCGCGCCAGTTCTTGGCGGATTAATTCCCGGCCAAAGTGGCCGCGCTCTAGAATGCTATTTTGTAGCCAGCTGCCCACTGCCCACGCTGATCTATACGCACGCAATGAGTAACAATGTCCCCACTTATCCGCGGCTTTTTTCTTCACATTCCAGCACTCACCAGCGCCGGGACAGTTTACGCCCGGGAGTGTTGACCAGTTCAAGAATGGCAATTTTGCATTGCCCACTTTGAACAATGAAAAGGGCGGCTTTTTTTCTATGCTACCCAGCCATGATTCCAGCCGCGCGGCCATGATGTAATAAGCTAACTTATTCACGGCCTTGGCTTTGTCTTGGATCGCATGCAGCGCCGCAAATATGGCGCGCTGTGTCCAGTTTTGGGCGGCGAGCTGGTTGAATGTAGTGACCAGAAAAAGCCTGCTCATGGTGTTGTTTTTTTGTGCTGTGGCCATGGTTACGCCTCCTCGGTTTGGCTGTTAATTTCCTTGGCCATTCTTACGGCCTCATCCGCTGCGCTGGCCATGTCCTTAAGTACTGCCATGACACTCTCCGCGGGTATTACTCCATTCTCATTTTTACGCTGCCATGATACTTTAGCATGCGTGTCTATTACTGCGCTCATCCATTGCAATACACTCGCCCAGCTTGGCGGCTCCATCTCTATAACTCGCCCGGCTGGCGTGTCTTGTTTGGCTGTGTCTAGTGCATGCAGCCGGTCACATTCTGTCTTGGCTGTGTCCTGTGCATCGTCCAGATCTGGCGTAAAATAGCCTGTACCTTCAGCAACTCCGCCAATGTAGAATTGTACCTTGTACTCGTCGAAGTTCTCAGGATCCTTTTTGACTGTGGCGCTGTACTGGCCTGCTGTGTAATACATTCTAGGTTGTTTCATGGTGTTATCCTTTGGCCCTTGGGGCCGGTTGTGTTGTTTATGCTCATATATATATACATAATCAATTTTAGTTGATGATCTGTAGCTTGTCAACACCTAATCAACAGCCCACAACAGCATAGCTACGAGTGAACATTTCAAAATAGATGTAGACGGCTCCGGCCTGCTGCGGAGCCACCGCGGAGCCAGCTCCGGCGCGGCCTCTCGGAGGGCATGCGGGAACATAGTCCACAACCGGCCAAAATACCCCATGCACCAAGGCCCACAATCGCGCTTCGGGTATGTGGGTCTTAGAAATTTTCTTGGCGTTTTTTGTCAACACTCCACTATGTAGCTTTTATGTGACTTATGACTGCCGATTGGTACACCTTGACCGATGTAGATGCGGAGCGGTTAGAAGATGCTATCACCCAGAGTGAAGAATACGCAACGAAAATGGCCATCTTCGCATCAGCGTTTATAGCGCCGGAAATGCGCTACCTACAACTAGCTGCGCACAAGATTTATGATGAGTTAAGTGAGCGCGAGAAACAAGTCTTCGAAATGAAGCTCCAAGGCCATGAATGCACGCACATCGCCCTAGCGCTGGAGATCAGCCGCAGCAGCGCAAGAGTCTACTGGGCCAGAGCATTAAACAAGTGTTCCAAGGTCATCATGTCACCATCTGAGGTATAAGTATGGCAGTTCCACATAACAAACGTACAGACATAGACAGTGACCAAGTCCGCATGCTCGCGGGTTTTGGTTGCACCATCATTGACATTGCAAAATACTTCCAAGTATCTGAGTCAGTAATCCGCAAGCGTTTCCGCGGTGAATACGAAGCTGGTTTGGAGGACGTAAAATTGAAATTACGCCAGAACATTTTGAAAATGAGTTTGGTCGAGAAGAACACCGCCTGCACCATCTTCCTCTGTAAGAATTTTCTTGGTATGAGCGACAAAACAGCCGTTGACTTAACTGGTAACCTAGAAGCGCTCTTAAAAGAGTGCGGCTTTGAGGACAATCCACTTGATCAAGCAAATAATGAACAGGCAGAAGCTCTGGAATCTCTTGGGGTATCACCCGACACCACAACAGAGGCTAGTGCATGAATCCCGTGCGCGTTATCGCTGTGTAAACTTCGGCCGTAGGGCCGGTAAATCTTTCTTAGCTGCGCATGAGGTCATGCCGTGGCTCTTAACTCCCAACACTCGCGGCTGGATCGTTGCGCCCAATTATTCATTGGCACAGAAAGTGGCCAGAGAGGTTAAGCGCATGGTTTTAGTAGATCTCAAGCTACCAGTAACCGCAAAGAAAGAAATCAGCGGAGATCTCTACTTATTACGCCTCGCGGGCCTGAACTCAGAGCTGGTAGTGAAGTCAGCTGACTCCCCAGATAGCCTCATAGGAGATGGTTGACCGAAAGGTCAATCAGAATATTTGGTGTCGACTATCTCATTATTGACGAAATGGCTTTAATTGCTCGTAGCACGTACGAAATGTACTTGCGCCCTACTCTTGCGGACAGGCAGGGCTGGGTACTCTTCTGTTCCACCCCGCGCGGATTCAATTTCTGGGAAGAGATTGTAAATAAGCGTGGTCAAGATGACAGCTTTCCAGAGTGGGAGAGTTGGACATTCCCATCAACATCCTCGCCGTATTTCAAAGACGACGTGGAAGAACTAAAAAGGACAATGACCCGTGAAACCTATCTCCAAGAAATCGAAGCCAGCTTCCAATCGTTCTCAGGACGAGTATACAATTTTGATTACCACAAGCAAGTGGACGCAAGCGTCGTCTACGACCCCTCCCTGCCGGTTTACGGAGCCATTGATTGGGGCTATCGTAGATCCGCCTTTGGAGTATTCCAAACAAAGCTGCGTAAATCTGGCTTACCTACCATCTACCAGATAGATGAGATCTGCTTGGAAGACACCAAAACATCTGAGTTAGCCAATCGCATCAATGCGATGCCCTACAACTTTGTGCGTATATGGGGTGACCCGGCTGGTGCGGGTACTAATTTGCAGAGTGGAATTTCTGATATAGAAGTGTTTAGAAAGCATTCTTTGCGCGTGGATGTCAGGCGAGACAGTATCTCCAGAAACATAGTTTCCGGCGTAGCACATGTCCGGCGCTGGTTCGAGGATGCGCAGGGTGAGACAAGTTTTTTCATTAATCCGCGTTGCGAAGTATCCATCCAATCTTACGAGAACTACCGTTACCCGGAGATCAAGGCAGATCAGCGGGTACGCGAGGAGCCGTTAAAAGATGGTCGATTTGATCATTGTTGCGATATGCTGCGCTACTTTTTAGTTAACTATCATCCTATCAAGAGTCGCAAGGCTGGAATGATAGCATGGTAGATGTCACCTATCACACAATAACATAGATGCTAATCCCGAATCTCGCGCAAGAAGTAGTAGTAAACAGTTTAACCGATTCGCTCTCAGCTTTTGAGAACGAGCGCAATCGTCATAGAGAGTACTTACTGGACTTTTATGAGGGTTACTCAGATCAGTATGTAGAAAAGTATTTTGGCACGGAGAGTTTGCGACAAGTTCCGCTTTTTACGCAGAATTTGACCAGAAGAGTAGCAGCGCTCCGTGGGCTTTCGTACAAGCGCCCCCCTCGTGCTTTTGTGGATGCTAAGTATGAAGATTTAGTAAATATGGCTGGCCTTAATGCCACGCGCCGTCAGTTGGAGCGCTTGACATTCTTACTAGGCACGATGGCATATCATTGCCGTTGGAGTGAGCGCAATCAGCGTGTTGAGCATGAGGTGCTGCCGTTCTTTGAACCGTTGTTTCTTGAGTCTGGTGACCCGGAGCCGTTTGGAGTTATGTATCCAATACAGTATCACGGAAATCAGCGCACTCACGAATTAACGTATGCGGTTTGGACGGAAGACCGTCCCGGCTACGCAGGCCAGCATTATTTGATTGATACTGGTGGCAAGATTACATCGCTGAACGATGGCGATATTAATCCGTATGGACGTATGCCGGTGGTTTTTGTTCACCGTGAGAATCCATGCCGTGATTGGTTTACGGCAGATGCCAGCGACGTAGTGCGCGCGGATCTCTCATTATCAGTTGGTATGACGGAGGTTGCTCTTTGTCTCAGGCTAGGTGCAATTGGAATCAAGTGGATCAACAATATTGATAATGAATCACGGGTCGAAATGGGCGTGGACAAAATTTTATTTTTGCCAGAAAACAGCCAGCTGGGTGTCACAGGCCCCAGCGCAGATCTGAACCAGATTATTCAAAGTTTACGCTTTATGACAGAAGCAACTCTCCAGAACAATCATATCCGGGTAAAGTTTTTGGATGCAAAGGGCAACAGTCCCAGTGCAGCCAGTTTGAAGTTACAGGATATTGAATTAACGGATGAGCGCGCAGCCAGCTTGGAAGATACTTGGCGGCCATTTGAGAAAGATAGATTTGATATAGATCGTAGAATTATTGAAGTGCAGACCGGCACTAGGTTAAATCCAGATTATAGCGTGGATTTTGTGGAGCCGGATAACCAGATTATGACTGTACAGGATGAGATCCAGTATTGGCAATGGCGCTTTGACAACAATTTAGCTACCCCTGAAGATTATTTTAAAGCTACAAACGTAGATTATAACCAATCGCAATTAGATGAATTCCGCTCTATCCAGAATGAGCGTGAGCCGGTAAATAGACTGCTTAATAGATTACAGAGTTAGCAATGCCCGGCATTGATGACGCAGCTGCATCATACATCGACAGTCTGGACAATTCAACAGACGAGTTTTTAAATGATATTGAAGAAATGGAAAACCAAGGTTTATCGCCACTGGAGATACTTGCTATTCTCGCTGCGTTGGACGTTACGTCCTACGTTATTGAAGATCTGGGTATGTCTACCGGCATCAACGCCTACATCGCTGCAACTGAAGATATTCTTGATAATATGCCGTTTTCTGGGGCTGCGACCGAAGCAGAACTCTTGGCTTTACAGAATGTCCAACGCTCCACAATAGTCCAGTATACGGGCCATGTTGGCAGCACGGTTCGCAATGAGATCTCTAAGGGTGTTATAGCTGGTTCCACCAGAGATGAAATCAAAAGCGCAATTCAGCGTCATGTAGTTACCAGCGATAATTCCATAAAGTTAATCACAGAAACAGCGCTGGCTGATTACCAGCAATCCGTATCGCATGTTATGTCTGCGAATCAGCCGGAGAGTATGAAGTATTTCTATATCGGCCCCATGGATGAGCGCACACGTCCCTTATGTCGTGAGATCCTTGCCGGCATGCCCTACACCAAGGCGCAAATAGATTCACGTTTTCCGGGTGCATTTGTTGATCGTGGTGGCCCCCGCTGCCGACATCATTGGCAGAAAATGTCACCTGACAAGATATTAGTAGACCACAGAAATGAAGCAAAGCGGCGCATTAAAGAGCTAAAAAAAGCAAAGCGATACAAGCGTCCACAGACCATACAACAGTACTATGAAAAACGTAAACTTTCTCAATCTTAACAAACTTCTAAAGTTCAAGCAGAACGATGCGCGTATTGGCGGATCTAATCTTGCTATGGCGCATAAGAAGCAGATTTTGAAGGGTATTGATGCTCATGGTCAAACATTTAATGCATATACGCCAAAGTATGCGAAAGAGAAATCTGGTGGTGAGTATGCTGGCCAGATATCATCTAAAGTCTCCCCACCCAACTTGACGCTCACTGGCCAGATGCTCAAGGCATTTAAGTTTATTAAAAGTAATGTGATGGGTGAAATCAAAATTGAATACGGAATCACAGATTCTGATCAAGCCACAAAGATGATCGCTAATAATCAAGGTCGCTTTGGTAAGCGTCGTATGGCAGATGCCAAGGGCCGTAAACGCAAAAAAGTCGTGAAGCGTGGTGCATCTAAACGTGTAGTGGCTGCTAACCAGAATGTTGGCCCGAATGTGGAAAAAGAAATTGTAAATATGTTCGCTGAAGTTATAGGGCGCAACATTAGAGAATTAGATAAACACCAAGTCGTAGTTGTACACAGATTGTAACAGGAGACAGACAGATGTCTGAAGAACAGAATGCTCAGTTAGAGCAAGCCGCTCCCGCTCCAGAGGAGCAAGTAGCCACCAGCGAAAGTGCGCAAGACGCTGGCGAGCTTATCGCAGATGCGAAACGGTACAGAAAACGCGCCCAGCAAAGTGAAGAAAGAACCGCAGAGCTTGAAGGTAAGCTCAAAGAGATGGAAGAAACGAAGTTATCCGAGAATGAAGAATGGAAAACATTGGCAGAAAAACGCGGGGCTGAATTAGCAGAATTAAAAGATCATGCCGACCGTGGCAAAGCTTTGGAAGAAGCATTGCGCGCGGAAGCTATTGAAACACTTGCTGAAGAGGATCGGGAGTTTGCGGAAGACCTATCCACAGAAAAACTACTCAAATTTGCGAAGCGTGTAGCACCTATCGAGAAAGTTGCTACAAATGAAAGTGCTGCATCGCCAGTAGCGCAAATTGAGAAAGATTCTTGGGAGATGTCGCCTGAAGAACGCCGCAAGCACTGGTCGACTATTGTTAAAAACTATCAAGCTAAATCTTAATGGAGATTACAAATGGCAAGACATTATCAAGGTAATTCGGCAACGACTACCACTGAACAATATTTCATTCCCGAATTGTGGGCAGATGGAATTTATAAGTACTTCGAGAGATCTACTGTGTTCAGGGGTTTGGTTGACGATTACAGCCCCTTAGTAAAGGGCAAAGGTTTCGGAGATGTAGTTCATATCCCCGAAATGTCAATTATCAGTTCAACTTCTAAAACAGAAGATGCAGACGTTAGTTACGACGCAACTGCAACAACCGAAACTCAGCTGGCGCTGAATAAACATGAATATGTCGCAAAATTATTTAGTGACATTTCTATGATTCAGTCCGAAGCAGACCTTATGGACAAGTATGTCCGTATGTTTGGTGAAGCGCTGGGAAGAAAGTTGGATGCAGACATCTGGGCAGAACTGGATGGTTTAAACCAATCTCAGGCATTGTCCGCTGATGACACGCTCACAGCAGCTGTGTTTGAATCAGTATTGGCCACACTTGGAGAAAATGACATTCCGTATATGGACGGTCAATGCTCCATGGTTGTGAATCCAACTCTGTTTGCAGACATCCTAAACCCATCCGCTGGTATCGCCCAGTACTTCATCAGAAATGATGCAGTTGGCGAAGGTAACCGGGGATTGCGTTCTGGACTCGTGGGATCGCTTTATGGAATTGACGTGTACATGAGTAACACTGTCAGTACCGCCGGCACAAGTTCAACAATTGCCGGAGCTGTTTTTCACAAGAGCGCAGCAGCATGTGCAATTCAGAGTGATGTGAGAGTGCAAAATGAGTACTCGATTGACGCATTAGGTACTAAGGTCGTAGCTGATATGATCTATGGATGCAAAATCATCGACGATTCTGACAACATCAAGGGAGTGAAGTTTACTAACGTGGACTAGTATCACTTCTTAGCATTATCAATGTGGGGGGTGCATTGTCACCCCCCGCACAATTAATAGAGGCACACATGGTAACATACTGGAAAAAACAAAATAGCGGACTTGTAGAAAGCGTAGATGAATCTACGTTGGCCAAGCATCCAGAAAAACAGGCTGCGCTGGAAGAAAAAGGTTTTATGCGCATTATGAGTAGAGATAATTGGGAGCCTTTCAAGGCTGCATCCAAAGCAAAATCTGCTATCAAGAAAGTTGTGAAGAAAGTGTCAAAAAAGAAAAAATAATAGCACCGAAAACGATCTCGTTCACGGTAGCCACCACCTTAGAGAGGAAGAAAAGTCATGGCAAATTTACACGCAAATTCCGTCCAAGAATCACTGAACGCCACCACAGGCGGAGAATGGACAGTCTTATCAGCCGGTACTGCTGGATCTAGTGCCGCAACAACCAACACCACCCACCAAGTTTTAAAATCATCCACAGCCACGATTGGTGTATATAGTGCAGTGGAGATCTATTTCAACTTCGCTGCATCGGCAACCGACGTAACCGCAGCAAACGATTTAGTGATCCCCAAGAATACGTTGACATTTGTCACCGT